TATTAAATTTACCTCCAATTTAGTGTTTCTGTTTTTCTGCCCACAACAGAGAAAGATGTAAAAGTGCATCTCTCTGTTCTTCCTCGGACAGGCTGTCAAGGAAATCTTCAAGGGTGAAATTTTCCTCGAATTCTTCTGCAAGTTCGTTACAGTTATCGCAGATTTTTTCTCTCCTGACAACTACCGAGCCGTCATCCTGCTGGGTGAATGATAAAACATCGTTGTATCTGAATCCGATTCGCTGACGGATTACAAAAGGGATTGTAATTCTTCCTTTTTTACCGAGAACTCTGTATATTTTAAGCACTACTCGTCCTCGCTTTCCGCAAGCTCTGCTCTGCACTCATCGCAGATACAGTTGCTACAATTACACTTGTCATCAAAATTTTCGCAATCATCATCGCACCTCTCAATTAGAATTGCTCCTTCCACAGCTGAAATCTGCACAGCACAGTCGGATGTGATTCCTGATACAATAAGTGCGTCAAGCGGTATGCTTACATAAATTCTATTTTCCATTGTTAATAATACACTCCTTCAAAATTTGTTCTAAATCAATTTGTTGTTCGGTTGTTAAGTCAAGCAAACTCAACTGCAACGGTTTATTTCTCTGCCTTTCATACATATCGTAGTTGCTGATTAGCAGTTCGGGAAATTGCTCGCCTGCGTTGATTCGCTGTTTCATATTGTGTAACCTTGTGAAATCAAAGAATGAATAACCGTCATATAAATTGCGGATTTCTTCACAATCGTTGTATGAAACAAGCCATTTGCCTTTTGAATTTGCAAGTGTGTTTTTCAGCCTTATATGGTCATCCCAAGTGAAACCGCACTGATAAACATACTCACTTGAAAAATAAGGCGGATCGCAGTAGAAAAAGGCATTTTCTCGGTCATAATGCTTGATTAAAACCTCAAAATCCTGATTTTCGATTACCGTATTTTCAAGTCTTTTGCCGACTTGCTCAATCAGTTGAAACAGGCTCACTACTGAAAATGGCTGACAGGCAAATGATTTTCCGCCGCTTGAATAGCTGTATCGCAAAAGTTTTAGAAACATTACTGCTCTGCGCAAGTCATAGTCCTGTTTCATTTTTCTATACAATTCTATAATTTCTTCTGCTCTCAAGTCGGGAAGGATAATTTTCGTCAGTTCCAATTCTTCATCAAGGTACTTATCGTCAAACTTTTTCTGTTTAAAAAAGTTCTTTATGACATTGAAATCATCCCTTGAATTAAGCGGATAAAATCCGAGTTCTTTTATGAACGCCATAGGTCTGTCACGCATACAGCAAAATAGGTTTACAAGATTATGGTTATAGTCGTTGTAAACCTCAAATTTATCAGGCTTTTTCTTGCCTAACAGTACAGCTCCCGAACCTCCGAAGGGTTCAATATATCTTTCGTAATTCAGAGGAAAGAGGGCGTACAAAATATGAAGGATGGAAGTTTTATTTCCCATCCAACTCACAGGGGTTTTGATATTCATCACTCCATTTCGGAATATCAATCGCCCCTGAAACGACAAAAAGCCGTTGATTAAGCTTTTAACTCAACCAACGGCTTATATATGAAAACCAATACCAGTCGTTCGGAACGATTGATATTAGTTGTTATTTAATTTTTATCGTTTACCTTTTTGATAATCTTTCCAATTTCAGAGATTACATTCACTGTCACCGCATTTCCAGACATCTTGTATAGCCTGCTATCGGATAGTCCTGTGGCTCTTGCTTTATCGAACTGTTCGTCCGTAAAGCTTTGCAATCTCCAGCACTCCCTCGGAGTAAGCTTTCTTATTCTGCCGATATGGACTTCTCCGTTTGGTTCGACAAAAACAACTGCGAATTTTTCATCATCTGTAAAATCTGTGCTTTTCAACAAAAACTCCCGAATGACCGCCGAAACCACCCGAACCGCAAGTGAGCGTACAGCTCAGTCCTGTTGATGAGTAGATTCGCTCACCTTGTGTGGGATTTTCTTTGTATAAGAGCCTTTCCGCTTGTTTGCGTGAAAGATAGTACTTCTCCGGCACATTTTCCTCGATTATATCCGATAATGTACACTCGATTTCGTGATTGGGGTACTCCGAAATTTTTGCTGTTAAGTACCTGCCAGCATACATCATACCCCTCGTCGGCACAAGCTACGCTTACTCGTTTCGACCGCAAGCGGTCAAAAGCTCGTTCGCTATGCTGTGCCTCCTCTCCCCAAAAAGCTTACAGGTTTTCGGGGACCCCGTACGGAGAATTGTTTCAAATGTCCTGCCTTCGTCGTGGTTAAGCAGACCGGGAACATTTTCGAGGAAGATATACTTAGGTTTTTTAACGGCAACAATTCTTGCAATTTCAAAAAACAGCGTTCCTCTTGTATCGTCAAAACCCTTTCTTGCTCCTGCGATTGAGAAGGACTGACAGGGAAATCCGCCGGTAATAAGGTCGAAATCAGGTAACTGTTCGGGTACAATTTTTCTTGCGTCATCAAAGTAAAGTTCACCTCCTGTATCGTACATTGCTTCATATGCCTGCTTTGCATACTTGTCGATTTCGCAGTATCCGACGCACTCAAAACCGCCAATGGCTTCAAGTCCGGAACGGAAACCACCGATGCCTGCAAACATATCCAAAAATTTAATTGACATAAATCTTCATTCCAAACGAAGATTTATATTCTTAAAATCACCTCACATTCCCATAGTAATTCCACTATTCTCATCAGGAACTTCATCATCAACTTGTGATTCAGATTGGTTTTCCGTTTCGATTTCTTCCTGTGTGAGCTTTCTGAATGAGTCCTCGCTGGGAACCACTCCAAGTGAACGACCGTTGTCCCACTCAGGGAATATCGTTCCCATTGAATCAACAAATTTTACTGTTCCTCTTGTTCCTGCCGGAACAGGTGCGTAAGGATCCTTCATACTGATAAGCTCAATTCTTGTACCCGGCGAATACAATTTCTTTGTGCTTTCAGCTATTCTGCGCTGTCTTTCATATTCGTTCAAGTTATACATCTCCTATTTTTTTAGTTTTGATTCAAGCAATATCCATTAGTAGGACTCCTGATTTTTATAGTCATAAAATCAACCTCCTTCTTTTTTTCTGTTTGTATTGACATTTTTGTTGTCAGAGAAATGTGAGATTTCATTTTCATCACACTCATCACTGCGCCTGTCAAAATTCGGTTTCTGACGCATCTCTCTTTCAAACTTCCTGAGTTCGGGTGTGTCGGTAAAATACATTTAAAATCATTCCTTTCAATTTTTTGTAAATAAAAAAAGGCAACCGTTCTAATCAAAAAAATTAAAACGATTGCCAATAAAAAAAGAGCCAACTTTATATTTCTATAAAATTGACTCTGTCATAAATTATTAAGTTTTATCAATCAGTAGCAGATAGATTTGCATTTTCATACCGTTTGCGATATTTATTCTTTTTACTGCAATAATATTTTTCAACCTCATAATAAGGAATCCAAATACCGCACTCTTCAATTTTTTCATAAACAGCAGAAACTATTTCTTCATTTCTTCTTGAATCAGGTGCTTGTCCAATTTTATCGTAAACATTCCTGTATTCATCATAAAGCCAATTACTAATTTTTTCTTTCTGTGAGTTCTTCAGATGTCTGAATTGCTTATCGGTTCTGATAAGCATACCATCAAATTTTATATGATTTTTTCTCGACATTGATTACCTCAAAATATAGAATTCTTATTTTCGATTAAACCTTGTAATTTCTCGACAGCTTCATCTTTACTTTCAGATTCCTTTACAATCCTTAATACTTCATCCATCAAATTCTGAAACTCATTATCAGTCATATATGCCATTCTAATCACTCCTAATTTATTATTATATGGAAAAAGGTCCGTAGATTGCTCTACGAACCTTCGTGGCTCCCCCAACTGGGCTCGAACCAGTGACATCATGATTAACAGTCAAGATGTCTATTTTAAAAAAGTCAGTATTTATCGGCATTTTTGGGCTTTTTAAACTGTGTCTGTAGTAAATCTGTAGTAATTTTCGCAATCAAAAAGATATTTACTTTTTTAAAAAATATTTTTGAAAAGTGCTTGACATATCACTCATTGAGTGATATAATATAATCAAGATAAAGAAAGGGGATACCGAGATGACAAGAACAGAAAACAAAGAAATTACAGTAAAAGATTGGTTTGCAAATAAGATAGCAAACGAACTTAGCAAGAATATCACAATGTGCTATGTCTTTGCAATCTTGAAGGAAACAGAAAAAGCCGTATATGCAATGCTTAATGTTGGTTGTTATCAGCGTAAAACAATGTGGATTCCGAAGTCTGTTCTTGTTGAGGAAGATGTTCCCGAACAGTCAAACCACAAAATAATCTATACAGATGATTACGACAGAGCAGTTGAACTCTTTAATGACCATTGGTCAGATTTCATTTAAAACACAAAGGAGAAAACACTATGCAAGTTATGAAAGGCACAAAAAGAGAAATAACATTATTTGAATGGGGCGAAGTTTTAGCAAAAGCTGAAAAGAGATTAGCTGATAGTAAAAAATGTTATGAGCTTTACGGCGACGAAGATAGCAAGAAGTGGGTAGACGAAGATACCGCAAAGGTGAATAAGATTAAACAGCAAATCAAAAAAGTGACCGAGTTTATGAATAAATACGGTATTAAATGAAAAAGGTACACAACAAGGAGAAAACATTATGAAAATTAGAACATTCAATGACTTCAAAAATCTTAAAAAAGGAACATGGATTAACGACATCAACGGAAATTACGAAGTGGTCAGAACTTATCGTGAATATAATTCGTGTATTGGCCTTGCCGAAGTTATATATAAAGACGATGAAAGTGATGAATATACATTAGGAACAGAAAATCCGAATGTAACTTTTCACGATGTCAAAGGAGCTGAAATCATCTCTTGAATACTATATACATTGAAGAATCAGCCTATTCTTATCTTAGAGAATGGGCTGATAAAGACAAATTGAAATGTTCTTTAGCCAAACCATTTTTTCGCAAGTGTGAAATACGAAAAAAAGATAATCCTGAATACGTGCTATATGTCGAATCGAAAGGACTTGAAAGAAAATTTTCTCTGAAAATCAACAAAAAACTGTTCGTGAAAGGCGAGTTCTTTCCTACTCCCGAAGGGCCGAACGATTTTCAAATTCATTTTAAACTCGCAGAAGAAGCTGAAATGAGCCAAGAACAGCTTAATGTAATGATGGTCTTGATAACTTCGTATGTTCACACGAATGCTTTCCTGTGGTATGGGAACTTTTTAGATCGAGACAAGCGAGAATTTTCCGCTGTAGGAACAAATCAAAAAGGCAACAAAACAATCGTATTCAGACCGTTCCAGGACCAATTATATGCCGCATCAGTCGGTCATCATCGAAGCCCTGAAGGTGTATTCCAAGTTCGCGGACATTTTCGTCGTTATCAAACCGGCAAGGTCATTTGGATTGACGGCTTTATGAAAGGGGTTGATAAAGTTGACGATTAAAGAGGCAAGGCTCAGCGCCGGATTAACTCAACAGCGAATGAGCGAAATTTTTGAAATTCCCAAGCGAACTATCGAAAACTGGGAAGCCGGCACAAGAAAACCACCTGCCTATGTTGAAAAACTTGTAATCCGTGAGCTCGAAAGAATTTCGAAGGAAAATAATGAATAATAACATACTCCCCTCACTCGCTTTTTACGGCGGATGAGGGGGATTTTTTTTGCAATTATGTGTTTGTCAAGACATTAATGTCCTTTAGATTTTAATTAGCCAAGTGCTTTTTTAGCGTTGGTGATTTTGTTGTCCTTCGCCCTGATGCCATCGTTGATAAGATGATAAATCGCATTGATTGTCTTCTCGCCTACAATACCATCAACTGTGACCTTACCTGCCTTCTGTGCCTCTTTGACCGCCTTTAAAGTACCAGCGCCGAAGCCGTTCGAGTTATCGACCTTTGTTTTGATGATTTTCATGTTGTACAAAGTTATCAACTGTTTCTTGAATGCGAGTGTTGCTGTGTTGTGTGAGCCGTATTTAATCATTTCTTCTTTCACCTCGTTTGTTGATTTAGCATATTTCGGTCTGCAACAGCAGGAAATATTACTTTTATATCTTGTTCTGACTCTGAAATCATCGCACTCTGTGCCGCCGTTATTAGCACCGATTGTCGTAATGGTAGAACTGCCCACAGCAATGCAAAGCTCAATGTGGTCAAGTGACTTATAACCTTTCGCCCTCAACCTTGAATCGTATGTAGTCGTTTGACCGCTCCACGAAAATATAACAAGGTCGCCCGGCTTAACTTCTTTAGGACCGTAAAGCTGACCGGCATTTAAAAAGTTTACGGCAATAATACCACAAGATGCCGTTTTACCGCCCGGAATCATATCCAACGCCCCTGCTTTGTGGAAAAGATACATTTGACCTGCACAACAGCACGCAACTGCATTGATTGTTGTGTTAAAAGTGCCATACCATTTCATAATGTCGCAACCTTTGTCCGAGTCCTTGCCGACAAGTGATTTTGCTGTGCTGATAATTTTATCAACCGTTACTGTTGCCATAATTATTCCTCGCTTTCTGTAAATGATTTTTCCAAATCAATACCTTCCATAACTGCTCTTGCTTCAAGCACAGCGATATAATCTGTCATTGCTTTAATCTGCATATTGTATGTACTGCGTGGACAAGTCGGTGTAAATGCTAACTCGTTTTTGTCCCAATTATCAAGCATTTTCTTCAATCCCTTATAACGGATTACCAATTGCTGATATTCGGCTATAAATCTTTCTTTGTAGCCCTCACTCACCATACCGTTAATTGTTTCAGATAAGGTCATAATAATTATTCCTCGCTTTCATCTGTTTTTACTTCGACTGTTGTCTTTAATCTCTTGACGATTGATACCAAAAATTTCGGCAATGGAATACCAATTTCCGAGAGGTTTTCTAAAATTGAAATCAACTCGTTGATGATAAACCAAATCGTAACAATCATGCCGATACAGTAGTTAATCTGCAGGTCAATTCCGCAGTTGACAAGTGCCGAACTGATGAGATAGTCGGCAACAATACCGACCGCTACGGCTACGATATAGCCTACCTTTTTGATAATGCCAGTTACACCGACACGGCTGTTAAGCGTGTGGCTGATGTATGCCTGTGCCATTCCTGTGATGTAGTCGATAATCATTACCGCAATCATCACCACAAACGGCACAAGCAAGATGTTAAGATATGCGACAATAGCACCGCATACCGTGGCAAATAATGCCTGTAAAATGTTTTCTTTCATTGCAAAAATCCTCCTTAATTTTGCTCATTTTTTGAATTTATAGTATTTACAATCCAGTCGCAATGGTCGGCTGGAGCAGCATACATCTTATTGATAGCTGATATATTGATACAATTGTCAATTGTTAGTACATTAGGCGTGTCAGCATATGCTCCTTTGAGCGTGCGTGCCTGTATTTCTGTACCTCCAAAATCACAATCTTTGAAGGTGATTTTTGCGCCAACTTTAATAGGTAAGCCAAAATCGCTGTTATCTGCGTTATCGTGACTTTGATAACCAATAGTGCAATGCGTAGGTATGATTTTACAGTTTTCAATCAAGCCGACTTCGCCAAAACTGTGGCCGCAGCCAAAGACTGGCACTGTTGTCTTATTCGCATAATCCACACAATCAGCACGACCGCCCCACTTGAAGATACAATTAGATACCGTCCATTCAGTTGCATAGCCTGTGCCGCCGCTTTCAAGATGTAAACCGTATCTAATGTTTTTGCAATCAAATGTAAATCCTTTGATATGTGTATGAACATTCAAATCAAGGTGGAATGGACACTTTTTGATTATGTCCTCGGATTTTAATGTAGATTTATCAAATCCTGTTGCTCCGTCCCATTTGATTATTGTTGCGGCAGGATTATAAATGTTTTCAGACTCATAGTAAACATAATCCTTAGTCATTACGCCTCTGTAACCAACCAAGCCGACATCAGACATTCCTGCGTATCTATCTTGCATATCCGTATATGTGCCTTGTGCAACGATGATTGTGTAGCGATTATGATAACTGTTGTCTGATATACTGTTATTAGCTGACAAGATAGAGTTAAATTTTGTTTCTCCAAATCCCTCTGTGCCTTCATTATAATCATTTGAAACATACAAATAGTGCATTGTGTAGTCAGGAGCTTGATACAATGTAGGCTTAACCTTTTGGACAATCTTTTCAGGGTTAACATATGCAGTCTTTTGATTGTTTTGCTCAATCTGCAAGTAACAGCTATTATCTGTTAATCTATTTGCGGCAACGGCAATTTTAATGCTATTAACAAACATGTATTGTATAGGAGTGTATGTAGCTGCTGCGTTTTTAAGCGCACTCACTTCTGACAGTAACCATTTTGAGTTGATAACATTTTGATTATAAGCTGGATAAAATACACATCCTGTGTTGTTAGTTGTAAAATCCTGTAATGACAAACAGTAAGGTGTGTCAATTCGTAATGTTATTGATGATTTCAAAGGTAAAAAGAAGTTAGTGGCCGCCGTAGATGTACCGCTTAAACTGATTTTGCCTTTGGCGACTGTAACGGTTACACCATTTTGATGTTGTGAATAATCTGCCAAATTGGCTAAATTTATACTCTTAGTAACATCAAATAATTCGCTACTGTCTACTTTTTCGCCAAATTTATTTATGACATCGGCTGCTAAGTTGACAGCTCTGACCGTGCCTGCTGCATCTTTAATTCCGTCCATAATGCCATAACCTGCAAGAGTATTGGCTTTATTTGCTTTTTTTGCAAGATTTGTGTCAACTGTATCAAGCCTTGCTCCAAGTGAATTAGAACCTCCTCTTGCCGTGGCAATCTCTCGGCTGATTCCAACAAAACTGCCGATACTTTCATTGTTTATCTTGCTGTTTTCGGCAAGGCTCGGAGTTACCATGACTTTTAAAGTCAGCGGAGTATTTAACACCTGCGTTTCACCGTTTGCAATCTTAATTTCGATTGACAAAAAGCCCGATGTAGACTTAAAATTTTCTAACGGCACGGTAATCAAATCTGCCGTGCTGTTCAGGGTGCAAGCGACCGAATCCGAAATTAAATAACCGTCTGTCGCAAAGGTTGCAGTTACTGTGCAATCTGCAAAGGTCAATTTTTCACCGCTTGCCGTTAAAGTAACATCAAGATAGCGTGTTGCTTTATCGTTGACGTTGACAATACCAACAACATTCGGTGCATTTCGATTATTAACATCAATCGTAACCGATTTATGTTTTAAACTAATTGCCATTATCTTTTAAACCTCCTTTGGATTTTTAACAAATCAGACATTGACATGTCTAAATTGCCGATTGTGATTTCTTTGTATTTCTCCGAGATGCTGTCATAGACTGTTTTAGCCACTCCCTTCACAATTTCAGTGCCGTCCGGCATAACTACTGTTACATTATCGTATAGACCTAAGTTATACATTTTGATAAGCTCAGATTCGAGATTAACGGTAATACTCAAAGATTCGGCTGACTGCGAAGTATCATATTTATAAGTGGCAACTTGACTTCTTAACGCATCTCTTACCTCGTTATAATTAGTGCCATCCATTGGATTCACAATATATCTTTTTATTTTGCTCGTGCAATCAAATAGATATGTGTTTTTAATCGTGCGCCTGAGTTCCGTTGGGTACAACTCAATTGCGGTTACAACAACCTCGGTGCCAGAAGTAGTTTGACAACGGGCATATGGCAAAACATGTGTAAAATACTCTCCGAGTGATGCCGTTTGCTTATAATCAGACACATTCGCTCCAAAAGCTATTCGATAACCACTGTGATTTATATTCGGCTGATTAAACGTGATTGAAAAATTATTAAATCTCAACTTCCCTTTAAACAAAGCAATTAACCCCTCTGAATCATCATTGAAAATGGTTTCGAATTTTTCAGCTGTATTAAAGCCGAGCGAAAATTCTTTTTTTGTCGGAATATTAGATGAAAATGAAAAAAAGTTATAGGGCGCGGCTCTAAACCAAACTGGTGAGCTGTCTCCGGGGTCCATTAGGCTGTTGATTATCTCCGACGGTGTTGCGTTTATTGTGTGATTATTATAGCTTGGCTCTACGCCGTTTTGAAAAAACAATCTTGAAACATGTTCGCCTGATATGGTTAGATCACCGCATTTGTCTGCTTCGATTTTTGTTACATAAAAAAGTTGAGGTCCGTCTTTACTGTTGGCTTTAGCTTTTATATAAGATCCGAGGTTTATATATTTTAAAAGTTTATCATTGCTTTTTACTTTTGCGACAAAGCTATAAGCACCATTGCTTTCCATTGTCGTCAAAAATTCTGTGCAATCGGTCAAAAATCCAAGACCGTTTGTCTGATACAACGGCTTTGTTGTGATGTACTGATCGGCCGTTTTATATATTATAGGTTGCATTTTTAAAGTCTCCTAAAATTTGGTTTGATTTCGAGCGTTGTAAATGCATCTGCCTCCGTTGATGATAGCTTAATTGTGTTCAGCCCCGGCGAAAGAATCGGAAATTGTGTGCAACTTATATAACTATTAGCAAGGTTAGTTTTAGCATTAAAATAAGCGGACTGTTCGGTTGAGTCTAATTCGATGTGGTCTTGGCTTGTCTCTTTTGTGATCATCAAAATCGGGCTGTCGTTAACCGACAATGTCAACGGCTTTATTTTTGAGCCTGTGTTAATAATCTTAATAAGTGGCTCTGCGGTGTAATTTTCAGGATTATAGACTTCGATTTCTGCGTTTTGTGTTGAGGTCAATTTTGGTCGGATAATCTCCTGCCCTAAGTCGCTATACCAAAACGGTTCTCGGCTAAAATTTATAGTCGTTGATAAGCAAAGGGGGGCAACCTCTTCTATCGGCTCAATTCCTGTGCAAATCGCTTTTGTAAAATAGCCGGGGTTGTATGTGTCCCTAAAGATTTTATATTTGCCGTCCCAAACGGTAAGCCATTCTGCAAACGCTCTTACAAGTTCTGCATTGCTTTCGTTCGGTACAATGTACGGATAACTGTTGACTTCAAGCTGCATTTCAACATTATCAAAAACGCCATTGTCGGAAATCACTCCGCCATTTTTGCCGTAGACAGAGGTAAAATCAAAACTGCGTTTCGCTATTTGATATTTGGGAGGTGTAGCTATAAAAAAGCCTATTGTCCGTAAATCAGTGCCGTTGTATGTAAAACTATGCCTCATTTTTAACCTCCCCACTTTGATACTTCACCGACAAGTGTCTGCATGATCGCATTTGATACACGGCGGTTAAAATCATCAACATCCATGTCATTATTGATGTTTACATCGCCTGCAAATTTAATTTCAATCGTAGGCGAATTTGTAACAGCTTTCAACATTTGACCGTTTACCGTCGCATTTTGGCTCTGGGTGCGAATGTCCGCAAATTTATTGTTGATCGCTCCGATTGGATTACCTTCAACCGCTGACAGGGCTCTCGATGTTAAAGACCTTACCGCCTTTTGTGTTTCTTCAATTTCATCCTCAATACCAAGGCGGTAACCTTCACCAAAATATCTGCCTAACTTTCGGGTTTTTCGGCTTGGTGAGCGTGAATCCTGCGCTTTTGCAGCCGCTGTAATATTAGCCTTAACCATTTGTGCGGCTGGATTATCTTCACCGCCGAATAATGTAACTAACATATCAATTATGCCGTCAAAATAACCTTGGTCAAACATTTCGGCCAACGATTTACCATCTTTGTATGTATCCCCAACGCCTTTTTTTACTGCTCTTTTTACAGTTTTACCGCTTTTTTCAAGTTTTTCCTTCGAATCTTTACTTTCAAGCGTGTTGGCAGCTCCGTTAACGCCTTTTTCAGCCGCATCTTTACTATTTCCTTCAAGTTTTTTAAGCTCCCCGGTTGCCTTATCTACAAGTTCTTTTGCATTATCAACCATTTTTTGGGTTACGCCCGGTTGATTTTCAGCCATTGCAGTTTTTAAGAGTTCGTAGTTTGCAGTAAAGTTCGTGAGCTGATTTTTAAGGCTCTCTTTCGAGCCTGTTTCGGCATCAATAAAACCTTCTTTGATTTTCTTCTGCTGTGCGTTGATTTCGTTAGCTTTGCCCGTAGCGATTGCAGCGACCGTTCCGTACATATCGTTGTACTTAGCAAGCTCGATTTCTGCTCTTTCCTGTAATTCTTCGGCTTCTTCGACTTGGTCTTTCGTTACGCCTTCGATACCGTCCTTGTATGCCGTCCTTAAATTCTCGGCATTTGTCCTAAAATCATTGACCTGCTGTTCGAGAGCAGCTTTGTTACCGGTGGTACAAGTAACGATGTTGTTAGACAGATAAGTCATAGATTCTGTAATACTCTCTGCGTTTTCAGATGCTGTGGCAGCTGATAAATTTTCCCAGTTTTGGATTGTCGTGTTGTACTCAACGATTTTGTTTTGATATTCTTTGTATTTGGCTTCGGCTTCCTTAAGAGTTTTTTCTTTCTCTTTGAGGTTATCTTTAGCTTTTTGACTTTCAGCACCGTATGCCGCGCCAAATGATGATAAAGCACGCTCGTTTTCAGCTGTATTCTGCTTATTCTGTGCGTCTTTAAGGTATTTTTGATAATCGGTTTGCGAGATTTTTCCGCTCTCAAATGCCCACCCCGCAATTTTGATTATTTTTTTGTTTCTGTCAAGTCCTTCTGTATTATATTTTTGTGCAGTTTTCACTGCACTGTCGCGCTCTTCTTGTGCTTTTTTCTTTTTGGCATAAGCACTTATTGCATCAGATTTTGTTTCAGACAGCCCTGACACAGCAGTCTGATAAACATCTTCTGTTGCTGACAACATAGCAAGTGCTTTTTTAGACTCAAGCGCTTTATCTATAGAGCCTTTAAGGTCTTTATAAGACTTTATAACATTACCGTTCCAAGTGATTTCGTCGCCTGTAACTCCGCTCAGCTCATTTGTGATAAATTTCGCCCTGTCTTCGTAACCTTTTTTGACTTTGCCGTTTTGGTCTACAATGCCTTGCAATTCGCTCCACAAATCGTCATAATATTTAAATTCACTTTCAACCTCAGACGCCGCATCTTTCTTACTCTGCACATATTCATCATTAGCATCTTTCAGCTCTTTGATTTCTTCCTGAGCCTGTTCATGTGCTTCGTTGAGCTTGTCCTGTGATTCCTTGGCTTCATCGTTCGCACTTGCGATTGACCACAAAGAGCCTACAAGCGTAGCCGCTAAGCCTACGATGATACCGATTGCGTTTGATTTCTGCGCAAGGTTAAGACCTTCCTGCGAAATTTTGGCAGTCTCTGTCGCAATTCTGAGGCTTTTATATGCGCCTATAAGGCTTTGTACACCGCTTATAACAACGGTTGTTTTTTTGCCTACCCAAATGCCACCGACGAGAGAGCCGACAATTTTAAGCGTAGGGATGATATCTTTGGTATGTTTACTCGCAAAATTACAAAGTTTTTTAACTTCCGGAAACAGCGATTTGCCGATAGGATTAATGACATCAGTTTGCACAGTCCTGCCGAGGCTTGCCCAATCGGCTTCAACATCATCATATTTGATGTCTTTAATCTTTTTCATGGTATTTTTGGCCTTGTCGGCAGAGCCATTAACTTTCATTAAGGCTTTTACACCGTCAATGCCCAAGTCTTCCCACATCGTGCCGAAGAGGTCGACACCTGCCTGATTCTGCTTGACCTTATCGTCCATCTCAAAAAGAGCCTTTAGGACTTCTGATGTTGCTGATTTTGCGCTGTCTCCGCCTTTTGCAAATCTTGCCTGCAAATCCTTAATACTACCTTTTGCGCCTTTGCCTGCTGATTCGAGATTTGCAAGATTTTCTTTAGCAGTTTTTAGCGCCTCTGAATATTGTTCAATTTTATCGGCATTCTTTTGCTTTGTTAATTCGCTCGTTGAATTGTTAAAGCCTTTTTGCTCCTCTTTTGCATAGTAAAGATTTTTTTCGAGCTTTGCGACTTCATCTTTGGCTTTTTGAATGTCATCAGCTGAGGCTTTTGCGCCGTAGCCAAGAAGAGTAAATCCCTCCTGCGTACTCGAGGCTGTGTCCTTAGAGCGTATGCCAAATTCTTTCATCGCATCGCCGAGCTTGTCGATGCTGAAAGTACCTGCTTTAGAGCCATTTTCAAGCGAATTAAAAAATTCATTTGCATCATAGCCAAGCTGTTTATAATGTACGGAATATTCGTTGATTGTGTCGAGCAAATCGCCGTTTTTATTCAGACCTTTTTGACTACCCTGAGCAATAAGATTAAACGCTTCATCACCCGTTACACCGAACTGTTCCATAAGCATGTTGACCGCTCTCAAGGTTTCGACAAAATCGTAATCGTATGTATCTCTCAATGTAAAGAGATTTTCGGTCATATCTTTAAGCTTACTTGGATTGGTCTCGTTCGTTGTCTGCTTAATCAAAGCAAGGACATTTGCAACTTCTTCCTGAGATTCGCCGAAATTTCCTTTGTAAACATCTTCAAGGACATCTTTGTACTTTGTCATCTCCTCGGCGGTCAAGCCGGTTTGAGCCTGCAAGGAATTTAAAGCTTTTTCTTCACTGTTTGCACTTATGACAGTTCCGGTCAACGCTCCGCCGACCGTTGTTGCCGCTGCACCTGCTTCTTTTAAGGCATCACCGACGGCAGATTTAAGGTTATCAGCGGATGACTTAACATCATCCATTTCTTTTTTGACCTTGGATAAATCAGTTTTATTTGACTTATTTTCAAGGTTTTTAAAGCTGTCGCCGACTTTACCAACGCTTGTTTCGGTTTTTGACATCTCACTTCGGGCAGATTCGAGGTTTATTGCGTTTGCTTTTTCCTCGGTTTCCGCAAGCTGTTCAGCGAAAGTTTCAAGTTTGCTTTTCGCTTTTTCGACTTCACGCTGATAAGCTCTGTACTGTTCGGTTGAGATTTCGCCGTTTTTGGCCTGTTCTTCTACCTGATCCTGCACATCAAGTAGCTTTTTAAGGGCAGATTTGCTGTTTTCAATTTGTTCTTTTAGTACTTCTTGCTTTTGGGCAAGCAAAACAGTGTTTTCAGGGTCAAATTTTAACTGCTTATTAATTGCAGTCAGTTCTCTCTGTAAGCTCGAGGATGAGGACTGTACAGCTTTTAAGGATTTCTGTAAATCCATTGTATCACCGGCAATTTTGACGGTAATACCTTTAATCGTAGATGCCATATCTGTCCTCCAATTCTTTATATCTGTTCATAAACTCGCTGTACTGCTCTTCCGAAATTTCCTTATTTTCAAATCTTTCTGTAACGAAAGGCAATACAGATTTCATTTTCTGGTATTTTTCTTCATCTTCGTGGATATTCTTATGGTTTCGTAACGCGAAATAGGTTTCGACATAATCAATCACAAAACCTATTGTAAATCTTTGTAAATCAGCGACAGTCAGACCACACCTGACGGCATAAGATAAGACCTCTTTTGCCGTCAGGAAAGTTCCGTTTAGGTCGCTGTCGCTGTCACTTTTGGGTTGTCGCATTTAAGACTGTCAACAATGAGATCAACGATTTTACCTATCGCAGAAATAGCGTCCTTAATGCTGATTCCTTTTGACCAAGCCTTAAAATTAGGAATCGTATCGTCTGCCGTTTTTGCCGCTGCCCATAAAAGCTTTACAGCAGTGCCAAATTTTACATCATTGAGATTCGGGACAAGGACACGGTCGGCATCACGCAGAAAGCTGTGGCCTTTAAATGTGTCCTCGTAAATGAGCATTGTATATGCCGTAACCTCAACCTCAACATCTTTGCCGTTAATAACAACTGTATCTTTCATTAGCTCTTAGCCGCCTTTGTAGTGTCTGATGAGGCCTGATCTGTAGGAACTGCCGATTTTGCAGCCTTTACAGCCTTTACAGTAGGAGTTACAACGCTTTCGGGCAGAGTATCGGCATATGATGTGTAGCGCACAAAGTCATTGTCAGGGCGTGGCTTTGCTGTGACTGTAAAGGTCGGGAACTGTGGATCAAAGTTACCTTCTGATGTCTTGTCGTTCCTGCTCGCTCTTGCAGCTACGCAGTCAAAATATGTGTCAATCTCGTAGAGCTTGTCACCTTTGTATGTTTCCTTGGCAGCGAGGAGGGCAAATCTTGGCATTACCTTAATGCCGCCCTTTTCGATGATACCGCCTTCTGTGGCTTCATCGTTACCGAACCAATCTTTTTCGATGTCGTCGACTGCTGAAATAAGCTCAAGACTGATTGTATAACCACCGTTTGCGCTTGCTACAATAATAGGCAAGCCGTCAGCGTAGATTGTGTTCGAATCGCCGATAGGTTCAGCACCGATACTTCTGCCGCCTGCCTTATCAGACTTAAACCACACGGGCTTACCATATGTGATCTCACCTGTGCTGCTTTCTGTCAGCGTAGCATAACCAACTTTTCTAATAGTTTTGTTCATTAATAAGCACTCCTTATGTTTTTAAATTCTTTTTATACCGCTCAAATCACCGCCGCCCATAGCTTCCGATGATTTAATGAGCTTTTTAATTCCGCTTTCAAATTCGGCGTGAATTTTCTCCGTTGCCGGAGCAATATGCACCTTCGGCTGTACCGTTCCGCCTTTTTTGCCCCTCTTTTTACGAGTCTTTTCGAGGAGGTGTGTAAGCCGGTACTCAGGTTTAGCGGCATAAACCGTTTTTTCATAAAACCTAAATGTTTCGTTTGTGATTTTAACTCTAAACGATTTGCGATATTTTTTTCTTCTGCCAACAGGTGCATTTTTCTTGATTTCGTTTTTGAGCTCTTCGGCTTTTTCATCAACCAATAGTCGGACACCCATTTGCACATCAGCCGAATAGGTTGACAGCTCTTTCGATAGGGCGTCTCCGAGGCGGTCGATGCCGACTTTTTTGTAATCACTCATCAAAAGTCACGCCCAAATTGTAATAACTCACACAAAGTTTATTTGTTGTGTCCCACGCTCGGTTCGGCTTTTTCCAACCTAAACCGTTTTCAGACATCCATTTTTCAAACTTTGTTTCACTTGCATGGTCATCTTTCGCTGTGTAGAGTTCTATGATGATTTTTGCATTTTTCCAAAGCAATTCACCGTCTGCGTAAATTCCTGTTTCTTCGTCTTTAAAATAGACAAGATAGGGTGCAGGGGTTGATTTGTTGTAATCTGCCTCAACGCATTTAATGCCACAAGACTTAATGAGTTTGACAAATTCGTCGTAATTTTTAAAAAACATCTGCACCGCCCTCATATAATCCCCTCTGCGACAGGCTCAAAATTGAGCAAGGGGGATTTTTGCTTTTATCGTGCTGAATTTGTTCGATTTTGAACCTTGTGCCGTCAATAATGACCGCCATATCCGTTCTCAAAGTTTCATCTTTGTGAATATGGATAACCTTTGACAGTTCAATGTCGTTCTGCTTTGCTCCGTAAAAACGAGCTACACCGATTTTTTCGTTGCCAAAACGATACTTTTTCAAGCTGTCGGCAATAACGTCATCGTTTTCGTCTGTTTCGTAGATTTTTGCAAGTCCGTCATTAAATGTCAAAAAATCAATGTTATTCTTCAGTATCATACATTCGCACCTCGTATTCCTGCCTTAATTTCAAAATTTCACTTTCAAAATTATGGTCGAACATTTCAACCGCATTTGAGTAAGCGTATCTACAATAGTCAAACAACAAACTTCTTGCCCTTGTCGGTCGTTCAAAGTCCTCATCAGTAAGCAGAGGGTTGTAATCACGGAGGTGCTGTTTTCCATTGGCTATAATCAGTTCAATTTTCGACTTTGTGCTTTCATCTGTTTCAATGTGTTCGCGGTCGAAATCAAGCATATTAACTACATCGTTCACAATTCCCATTGTTCAACACCTCCGTGATAAATTAAACTGTTGCTGCCTGATTGAGAGTTACCTTAATTTCGGCAGGATTAAGCGCTGAAATATCGAGCTTAAGAAAATCGTTTGTGTGAAGTGAAAAACCTGTTGCATAAGCTTTAATGAGATAAACTCTGTTATCTTCAAGAAACTGGTACTGGTCAGAGTAATCAAGCTTACCTTCCTTGCCTGTCGAAAGGCAAGCTTTATATCTTGAGAGCTGACCGATAACAGCAGTACCTTCTGCAACCATTTCTGACGGATAAACATTCGTCGGGAATGGGAAGAGGTTGTTTTTGTATGAGCCGTCGGTTGCAAGAACCGTAGTTGCAGGAATAATCTTTGTGAGATAATCCACAGGATTTACGATGAGGTCAACCGATGTAATGTTGTTTGTCTTACCGCCCTTGCCCTTCGCAAGCTTGGCAACAACACCCATATATGACTTAATGTCAAGGCTTGTGAGCTTTGTTGCTGTCTTTTCAGTGTAAGCGCCTGCCTTTACAGCACCCTCGGGGTCTTTAAGCATACCAATCGGCTTGCCATTGCCGTCGCCGTTGATAAAGCCATCTTCAAGAGCATAAGCAAGTGCATCGGCGAGGATTCTGCGGACATATGCGTCGATGTATATAGCGCCAAGGTCGAGAATATCCTTCGGAACAGGAATGAAGGCGCTTACTTTGGATGTTGAGAAGTCCTTTTCTTGGATTGTGCCGGCAAGCTCCTGTGTGATTTTTGAGCTTAAAGCGCCCCAAGCGGCGAGCTGTTTTGTGTCTGTCGCAAAGATTGCCTTAACAGAGCCGTATGTGTTTTCAATGCCGATTGCATTAAGAAGCGGATGATTGTTTGTGATGTCCTCAAGCACTGTGTCAAGAATTGTCTGCGGAATTGTAACATCAAGACCTGTGAGAGCCTGCTTAACATCGGCAGATTTTGCCGCTGTTACAAAATTGTTGTAAAACTTCTGTTCTGCCGATGTAAGCTGTCTGAATCCTCTCTTTGCAAGGATTGTGTTATCGGCGGTTTCGCCGATTTCCTGTGCTACTTCGATAATTGACTGCTGAATGCTGTCAGCATAGGCATTGAGAGCCTCGGTCATTTTTGTTTCGTCTTTTGAATCAATGGCAGTTTTCAAGTTCTGCGCAAACTTTGCTTTTGCGTTCTTAATCGCATCAAGATTCTTCATTTTTTAATCTCCTTTATAAATAATTTTTGTTTTTGAAGTATTCTTCAATAAAGCCAAAGCTATCCTTTTCTTCGGGATTTTTCGGTTTTGGCTCGGGTGGTGTCTGTGGTTCAGGCGGTTCAGGCTTTGCACCAAGCATTTTTGCAAGTTCTGCCGCTGCCTGTTTTGCTTTTGGATTCTTCTTTTGCTGTGCATCGTCAACGACTTCTTTTGATTCGGTTAAATCAACCGGATCAAGAATTTCGTCACACAAGCCGATGTCAAAAGCTTCCTGCGCAGTCAAAAATGTTTCAGCATTAAGAAGCGGCTCGAGGGTTTCTCTCGTGAGCTTATCGCCTGCGTGTACAAGGTAAGAATTTGTGCTTGCTTCGCTGATTTTGTCAAGCTGGGTTGCAAATTCTCTGTGTTCCTTCGCATTGCCGTAACAACCACCGATTGCATGATGAATCATCATTGTTGTGTTTGACGGCATTACAATCTTGTCAGCCGCCATTGCGACAACAGAGGCAATTGAGCAAGCCATACCGTCAATGTATGCAGTGACCGGCACACTCTGCCGTTTGAGCAGATTGTAAATCGACACGCCCTCATCAACATAACCGCCGATTGAGTTAATATAGAGTTCAATGCCTTCAATTTCGCCTGCTTTTTCAATCGCCTTGCGAATATATTCAGCGCTTGTCTTGGATTCTACAAGGTCGCCCCAAATATTCAAGTAACTCGGCTCGATTTCGCCATAAAGATAGATTTGCAAAACATTCTGATTTTCTGCAATCTGCTTGATGTTGTAATTTCTGCTTTTCATTTATTCACCACCCTTCAAAGCATTTGTTATTGTTTGGTAATTTTTAGTAATGTAATATGTATGCGCCCAAGCCTCTGAGCAAGGGAGCATGTTGCAATATTTTTGAGCCTGCGCAGGTGTCAACACACCGCTGGCAATTGACTTATCAAGATTATTCGCCTGACTGATTGCGTCAATGTGTCTGACTGTCGTTGTGTCAATCAGCAAATAATTACCTTTGCTAAATTCGTTAGCTCCGAATCTCTTTTTTGTAATCTCTTGCTCAAACATATTTGCAATCGGATCAATTGCATTACCAATAGCGCAATCCATTGCATCAGACAATTGCGATGCTTCACCGCTTAAAATTGCCGGAGGTATATGCAAAGCATTGCCAACAATCGTGTACGCTTCAGTTTTTAACTTCTGAATATCGTTAATCTCGCTGTTTGTAGTTTTTCCTGCATCGGTTGAGGGTTCTGAATATTTCATACCCTTAAAAATCGGCATAACAGCGTTCTTATTCGCGTAAAACGCTTTAAACTGCTTTGCCAAAACTTTGTTATAAGTTTCAGCGAAGTTTTCGTCACCAAAGCTATAATTTTCAAGCTCCAAAATGCCTTTATGTCCGACAGCTTTGTTATATCTTTCCTGAGCCGACAACATTAACTGTTCATATGTATTGCACATATCAGCCAATAAGCCGTTAAGAGCAAAGTTGTTATATCTGAGGTAAATTACCTCGCTCTCTAAAAAAGTGCGCTGATATGTAAAATTTCGGCAAGTAACACCGCTGAAAGAATCATCAATCAATGCGTGTTCTGCTCTTGAAAAACTGTCCGCAATTAAAAGCTGATTGTCGGCTGTTTCGATAATTAACAGTTCATTGTCAAAAATCAATTTTGCGACAGCCTGCGTAAAAAATTCGATTTTGGTTTGATGCTTATTCGGCGAATAGTTCCAAAGATAATATTCAGCCTTGCGACTTTCTCGGTTATTGTTTACCGTCACAAATTCGCACTTCGCCAAGCTTCGAGCAATAAAATCAATCGCCGTAAATAGAGCAAGCTCAGTCAGGTGAAATCTCTGTTCATCAACCGCCGAGCCGTCCTCGTTAAATTCCGCTGCAACGGCATCTTTTCTAAAAAGATTTTTCACCCAGTTTATTACTTTCATTTTTTCACCTGCCTTTTTCAGCGTTTTTTATTCTTTCTTCTGCTATTTTGTAATACTTTTCATCAAGCTCCATTCCGATAAAGTTTCGGTTTGTATTTACACAGGCAACGCCTGTTGAGCCTGAGTCCATAAAACAATCAAGCACAGTAGCGTTTTTAAGTGTTGTCTTTTGAATTAAAAATTCAAGCAATTCAACGGGTTTTTCATTAGGGTGAACTAATTTAAGAGAAGGCACTTTCGGTACTGAAATTAAATCCTGCGGTCTTCCATTTTCGAACTTAAAATCATCATTTGGAATCCATATAACACTTTCGTATCTGCTGCCGAATGCTTTTTTAAAATTGCCCATACCATTACTTTTTTTGTCCCAAATAAGAACATTTTTCGGTTTTAAACCGATACGAATAAACGCATCAATAAAAATCTGCTGAACATCCCAACGAGTGAAGCTCAAGATACCTCCTGTTTTCGCGATTTTGGACTTTATCAATGGAATAAAATCTGTAAATGGCTTTTTATCATTTAAAATTTTAGGCTTTCTTTTTGTTTTATCATTATGATGTCTTGATTGAAAATCAATCCCGTATGGGGGGTCAGTCAGCAACAAGTCAACGCTGTTATCGGGAATGTTTTTCATTAATTCAAGGCAATCGCCCTGAAAAAGTTTCACCATTTTTCATCATCTCACTTTAAAATACAATTGCGTTAAAGCAATTCTTAAGTTCATCAACCGTCATCGGCTGATTTTGTTTCAGCAAATCAAGCTGTGTATATGCGGCGACGAATGCCATAAATCCATCTGTTTTTCGTGATTTTGGCTCAATTTTGCCGTAGATAATATTGCCGTTTTTATCTTCGACAGCCGATGTGTTGTTTGTGTACCAACGCATAAGAGGCGAATCCCCCCAAGCAATACGATGATTAGCGAAATCCGAAGCTATCAGAGGAGCGACAAGCATTTTATCAGACGGCCTTACAAGTTTTAGATTGTTTCGTCCTTTGCGGTCGCATTCAAAACCCAATTGCATTAACGGTTCCTTGAGCAAAGTATAACGGTAACTGTCCAATGCTCCACCAACGATGTTGTAATGCTTTTTCTGCTCTCTCAACCAGTCAGCGACGATTTCAGGCGGGATTTCCGCCCCGTCCACTCTTTTTAAGTCGGGTTGCTGAATATATGGAAATTTAATCCTGCCCAAATCCGCAGATTGCGAACAGTACCACGAAAATGGTTTCCATACGATTGAGCCGTCAATCAAAAACATTAAACCGATACCCAAAAAGTCAGTAGTTTTTGTGTAGTCAATGCCAAAAACACACGGCTTACCTTCAAGGTCGGGGAGAGGCCTGTTTGTAGCTTTGATATTTTCCCACGAGGTTACTGGATGAGTTTCTGTGCCTTTCGGGATATTCATTCGTTTAGTCATAAACGCTGAATTATTGATTTTATCTTTTTTCCATTCTTCAAATTCTTTCTTTATTTCTCTTTGTAAATCAGGGAAATATTGTAAAGATGGATTAGCTTTATACCAGTTTTCGGGATTATAAACCTCTTTTTCATCGTCTAAGCGACAAATGAAATAGAGCGTCCCGTTATCTGAAGCATCGCCATTTAAAACTTCAAGCCCCTCCGAAAGTTCGTTATCAAGGGGGCCGTCACGAACATCTCCCATCGTGGTTATTGTCGTCCTACGTGGTAAAGGTTTTTTGCCTAAACCTGTAGTAAAAACGTTAATGAGGTCATAATTTTCGTAAGCGTGTTTTTCATCAAAATCTACCTTGCCCGGTCTGCCGCCGTCTTTTGTTTTACTGTTTGATGTTCTGTATCTAATCGTCGAGTTTGTTTTTATATTAGTGATTTTGGTTTTATTCCACTTAAAATGCCGCTGCATTTTTGACGCATTATTTTCCAAGATTTCATAAATATCATTAAAACTCGTTTGTGCTTGTTCTTCGGACGTTGCGCAAATATCAATATCGTAGTTTCGCACACCATTGACCGGAGTTACCAAAGCAAAATCTTCAAAAGCAAGATAACCGTTTTTTCCCGTTCCTCTTCCGACCACACAAACCAAGTCGGGAAACCTTAAAACACCGGGAGCAGAGTAAGTGCAATTATGCAATGCAAAACAAAATTTTTCCCATTCAAAAAGTTCATAAGGAAAATATTTCTGCAAAGATAAATACTTTTCAAGCTGTTCTTCGTCAACATAGATTTCTTCATTCTCAAAGACATTTTCAACAAACTTTATCAGCTGAATTTGCTCACGACAAACACGATACTTTCCGCTTTTAACAAGGTCGATGTAATCGTCTATGACTTTACAGTTCGTCATCCGAATCACTCTCGACTTTGTCAATTGACAGCCCCATTTGCGAGAGGATCGCTAAACGCTGTTTGTTGTACATTACGGCATTTTTTACTGAGGGGTTGTCCTTCATGTACTCTTTACCTGTGGCACTGATAGCTTTGTATGTCAAGCCATTTTTGCGGATGTCCGCCTGCATTTTACGCTCAAGTTTCGTGCAAAAAATATAGCTGTCAATTAAATCTCTATAGACTTCAATGTTTGCCCCCTTCAAAGTCAGTTGCTCAATTAAGCTGTCTTTGATTTCTGCAATTTTAATCTGTGCCATTTATGCTACTCCTCTCTCAAAAATTTCTCGTGTGCGTGCGCGAGACCAAACTGTCGTGCCTTTATACCGTTATCCGTAAGCCTCAGAATTTTTCGATTTTTTACCCGGGGGTATATCTTTTTTGACTACCACCTCTCGGCAAACTCATCTTTTAATTTTTTTGCTTCGTACTTGTGATGTTCTTTGTAATGGCAATCCTTGCATAGACACTCAAGATTGTTGATGTCAAGAGCAAGGTCAGGCCTTGCTTTGAGATACAGCTTGTGATGCACCGCCTCACAAGGACTGTATTTACCCACAGCACGGCAGCGTTCGCATTCGTAATGTTCTTTCGCTTTTTTTGCATCCCGAACTTTTCGCCAATCAGCTGTTAAATAAAATCTATATGCCTTACCCTCACGGATTTGGCGGACAATCCAGTCCGTTGTTACTTTTCGTTTTATCATTACAATTTAATTTTACAACAGGTTTAATCGCTTCTACTGACATCTTTCTTTGTGCAATATGTACAAATGTTAAGCCCACGAAGTTTTGCGCAAAGTAATCGTGCCTCTTTGAGCCAGCGAAACACCGTGCGTTCGTCTGTATAGTTATTGACAGCAAACTTGGTCACTCTCAAATTTATTTCACCTTTGTGCAACGGTTTTGTTGGTGCAACAAAGTAAACAGCGCTGACAGCTTGACAGATGTAGTCTTTGCCGCTGTTTGTCAAGTCATTGAGTGTGTCTATCACCGCAAGTAAGTCAAGCCGTAACGCTTGACGCATTGTCTCATCGGCAACGACTTGTGCTTTGCTCGGATAACCGAGAGCGGCATAAGTCCTAAATTGCGCAATCGTATAATCTCTTGTTGTATCTCTCAAATCCTTGCACCTCCGATTTTCTTGTGTTTATGGCTATTGGCCAAGTAAGTAAAGTGAAAAGACGCACCCGTGAAGTCATTTATCCACATTTCGTCTTTGTAAAAATAATATCCTTCGGGACAAGGCAAAGCCTCACCTCGTTCGAGTTTTCTGTATTCTCGTTTTTTTCCTTCAACAACTTTGACCTCAGGCTTATTGAGATTGCGAGATGTTTTCAAGCGCTTCTTACCATTGACATCTTTGCGTATGTATTTTGCAAGGTCAGCATAATTGCCGTCTTGGTAGAGTGGTGTAAAATTTATGCCGTTTTTCCACGGCCAACATTCCGTTAATATTTCACGCACGCAATCCTCAATCACAATATGCAAATGCCAATTCTTTCCGAGCTTGCCACATTCGCAGTATCCGATGTATTTAAACTTGATTTGTTTCTTATCTGTCCTGCGTTTCACTCGTTTAAAAAAATTCGACACAACCCTCTCAAATTCATCTTCGGTAAATTCACCAAACGGAGCGGAGAATCTTGCAAACCAGTCGCCCTCAGAGAAGTTGCAGAGGATAAGCCTCTGTGTGTGTTGTTCTCCTCTGATACGGTTTGCTTTGGCTTGCTTTTCGTTTGTTCGGGATTGATTGATTTGTCGAGCAAGATTTTTTTTATTCCGTCTGCGAAATGATTTATAATATTTGACCTCGAGCAAAGGTCCTGATTTAATTTCAGCTTTGTATGTAAACATATTAAACTTCCCATTATATATGTAAAAACTAAAACGGTCACTTAACTAATTCCTTGAGCAGGCTATTAAAGGAGTATCTCAACTCCTTTTTTGTGACTATTATTATTCTATTTTCGTATTAAAAAAGTCAGATGATATAAATATGCAGTAGTCCGTCTGACCACCGAACTACTGCTCTGTGCAACCTTGCCGCTGCAATTGTGTGTTTAATTTTTGGTGCATTCTTTTTTTAACAGCTTAATCAAAGCGGAAGTCGTCACTTTGATTACTTTTTTATATAGGATTTAACTTGATTTGAATTTTCTTTAAGATTTTGCACACGGCAAGAATATTGCCTTATTAAATGCCAAAGTATTCTTTATAGCTTTTTGCGATTCCTCGACAATCATCCGACTTAACCGGCACGTGACAAGCTACCTTTCTAATGTTGTCAGCATCCAATTCTTTAAAAATTTCTGATGCTCTCGTTTCTTCTGTCGATTTATAAAATTTAAAAAGCAAATCCACAAATGGTATGTTGCCGAACTCATCCAAAAACGCTGTATCATTTTCGGTTAGTGTTTTTAAACATTTTTCTTTGTATGTATCCGATGCATCTGCTAAAATAAAAAGTTTGTTATAAACATCGTGCTTTGTGAGCAGGTCAATTATCTGCAAAGCAATTTGCAATACATTAGTATCGTGTTCGGCAATCGCCTTTGACAACTCCGTTAGTTTGCAAGAGGTTTCTCTTGTGCGTTTAATCCACTCGATATGCTCTTTGTCAGCAAAAAAAGTGTCAGTTCTAAATCTGCGATATTCTTGCAATAATTTATATTTGGCCTTGACGCAAGATTTAGCGGACAGTAATCCTATCTTTGTGCAACTGTATATAGCCGACATCGACAGCACTAACCAACGATTAAACATATCCAAGCTATTGAGCGTAGCCACATCAAGGTCACCGTCAATAAAACCTATCACAAGTCGGTCGAGTTCTGACAATGTTTCTGCCGGTGCCGGCTTATCCTGCATTTCCGCTGCAACCGGTTTTTCATTTTCACTCATTTATTTCACCTAATTTCAAATACTTTAATATTTTTTCGCTTGCCTCGTCGCAACCATAACATACAGCGACAGCGTAGCCTTGTTCATTAAGGCTTTTAAGCCATTCGGTTTGTTTTTCGGTTGGCTTGTTTTTACCGTGTTTTAATTCAATAAACAATCCGTGATAGCCTCCACGGCTGACAGGCAAAAATAAGTCCGGCACACCTGCTTTCACTCCCTGCCTTTTTAGGTTGGCCGCTTCAAGTTTATTTCGACTTCCGCCGTTTGGAATGTGAAACATCAAATCAACTTCTGGATATTCTGTTCTGATGAAGGTTGTCCATTGAAATAATTTCCGCTGTTGGTCAGCTTCATACTGCTTCATCGGCAGGTCATCCTTTCTTGTTTTTCAAAATCATATCGCTTTCAATGTATGATGATTTCAATTGTCTCACAAAATCTTCATCAACAATTTCATAAGCACATATAAAGCCGTATGCAATCATTCCAAATTTAACAGCGAAGTACGGAGTACCTTCGATGTCCTTACGCAGTGCAAGTGCCATTGTTTCGTTTGGCATATCCACAAAAGGATTAAGATATACTCTATCAATAAACATTAAGCCCTCTGCGGTGCTAATTAGGAGCATTACTTTACCGTAGTATATAATGCTTATATCCCACATTTCAGCCGGTGTTTCATCCGCCGAACAATCATCAACATCAATCAACGGCTTAGTTTGACTGATTGTAAATCTAATCTTATCTCTCTGCGCATCGTTGATGTCATAGAGTTTGCATATGTAATCTTCATTGAGTTCCGGCAAGCCGAAAATAGGATAGACCGCAGAGCCGTCTGACAGCCATTGCTCACCTTTTTCATTACCGAAGATTGAAATAACTTTATTCTTTTTACATATGTCGAATGCTTTTTTTATTTTCATTGTTAAACCTCATTTCAACAGTTCATCTATCGAAATTTTAAATAAATCTGATATAGCTATTATGGTATTAATATCAGGTTCAAATTTTCCTTGCTCATAGTAAGATATACTTGTTCTGCTCAAACAGAGTTTTTCACCTAATTCTTCCTGCGTTAATTTATGTTTAAGCCTTAACGCTTTTAATTTTTCGGGGAATGCCATTTTCACGCTCCTTTTGAAGTCGGGAACATACCGTTTAAATGAAACTTTTTGAAATATTCCCATTTTTCTTTTTCGTTCAATTCTTGGTCATACATAAATTGGATATCATCGAGAATCATTACAAGTTCTTTTTGGTATTTGTATTCGGGATAGTAAGTAACTTGCAAATACTTAAAGATGTCAGGATTTATGTTCATACCGTTTTGATATTTCCGCAAAAAAGACGACATTTCAAAATCAAGCATATAGAACAAATATCTTGAACCGATATTTTGGGTTTTAGGAAGAAAAACACCGTACTTTGTTTCCAACTCTTTATTCTCAGTTAAAAACTTAACCTTACCGTCAGTTGCCGATAACTGAATGTAAACGGTTCCCGCCTCGTAAATCTTGCCTTTTTTTACTCTTTCGAAGTCGGCAAGTTCAAGAATAGGTCTGCGTTCTTTTCTTGCGTGAGCCACAATATAATTCGTTTTCTTTTCAAGATTTTGCATTCTGAGAAAATCAATCATTGTTTGACCGACAATATCTTGTTTGCTAAAGAACTCCACAAAATCAGATTTAATTTTGTTATAATTATCATCGCCGCAAAGCTCTTGCAACATTTGCAAAAGGTCATTTGTAGCCTTATTGATGTTCAGATTGCATTTGATTATATCTTGTGTGATTTCACTAAGCGATGGCAGCTCTTCGGGTTCGTATGTATCTACATAGCGTGGTACATTGAGGTTATATTCGTTTTCCCTGATTTTTGATAAACTTACGAGGCTTGCAAATTTATCAACCGATTTTCTGCTCCAATAAGTCTCCGCAATCCGCTTGATATGTTCATCTGTCATAACATTCTGCTTGCCGTTTTTTGCAAACAGTTTTTCAGCCGAAATAAACAAGATATCATCCGATGTTTTAAGTTTGTTAAAAACTATGACGCAAACAGGAATTGAGGTATTCAAAAACATCTTGTCGGGCAATGATATAATCGTATCAATCAGATTATTCTCGATGAGTTGTTTTCTGATTTTGCCCTCTGCTCCACCTCTAAAAAGTACACCGTGCGGAAGAATATAGAACGCTTGTCCCGATTCAGTAAGCCTTGACAAGCCGTCAAGTACAAAAGCAAAGTCACTTGCTTTTGCCGGAGCTAAGTCATAACCTTCAAAGCGTCTGTCGCTCTTTGGTTTCCATTTGAGCGAGTATGGCGGATTTGAAACAACAACATTCGCTTTCGCTTCGTTGTAATTATCTAAAATTACAATATCGCTGAAATCTTCGCTTTTGCTTACCTTGTACACTTTTTCAACTTTGTTGAGCAAAACATCTTTCTGCAAAACAGTTGCGTTTAAATTTCGTAAAGCCAAATTAAAGAGCAATACCGGAATACTCATAGCAGAAACTTCTTCGCATTGGTACTGAATGTCTCTGCTCATTCCTACGGTCAATGCTCCTGTTCCGCTGCATATATCTATCACTTCGTCAGTTTTGGGAACAAGCTCCGAAATCAATCTACATAAACAATCGGGAGTGTAATCCTGTTTTAGATTGTTGCGGTTTGCGTTATTTGCCTGAAAGTAATCACGCAGGCAGTCGTTTGACATATCAAACTTAAACTGCATAAAAGCACGGCAAAGTTCGTCTTTCTCTTGCTTATTTAACAGCTTTCGCAGTAAAACTTCGGGCAGTTCAAAACTTTCTTTAATGCCAAACAACTCGTTGATAGCTTCGGTAGTTATTTCTTTTCTGCCTGTCTCAACCGCTTCATTTGATTGTTTTTTCATTCTTTCAAGTTTGACATTTTCAATTTTCGCTTTGATAGGTTTTGTTTCTTCAATGTCAAACAAAGATATTTGTTCGTTTATCATAATTTAGCTTTCATAAAGCGGACCATCTGCATCTGCTCCGCTTTCAATGTCAGAATTTATTTAAAGAGGAGTAAACGAGTTTTATATAACAAGCTGTGCAGAGCTTGTTATCGGTTAATTTGTTCGGGCATCTGCACCTGCCCGAATCGGTAATATTACTGAAAAAAGTAGATAGGTATATAATTTATCAAAAGAGGGAATATATAATCTCGCTGTGCAGAGCGTGATTAACTTATTTAGTTTATTTTACTTCACCTGTTGTGAAAATCGGATGTGTGCCGTCACGGAGCTGTATCTCCTCATCAGACATCACATAGCCGAGTTTACATAGCAGATTATAAAATCTGTTGAGTTCGGGATTGTTTTTTCGGCTGAATGTCTTGTCCGAATAATTTACACAGATATAATCGAACGAACCGTAAATTCTCTGGCTCAAAGCGTATGCCATCGCCATTAGCATTCTGCCGCTGTCATTGTTCCAATGTTCGTTGATGTAGCTGTCTATGTTTTCATCATCTTCAAAGTTGTGTTCGATAATTTCTTCAAAACGATATTTTTTGTTACCGGCACCTGTCGCCACTTGGGCGACTATAAATTTCACAAGCTCCTGTTTCTTTTTACTGTCATTGAAATTCGTATCAAGCATAAAGCCTCTTCTGAGAGCTTCACAGCGTTCATCTATTTCTTCCGCCTGTTCAACAAGTTCGTCCCACTTCTGCTCTTCAAGCTTTCGCTTTTCTACTTCGGGATCGTTCTTTTCCTGTTTTTTCAATGCTTCTGCGTAAATGTAGATGTTTGAGCCGTAACCAAAATAAAAATATCTTTTCCTGCCGTCCGCAAAGTCTTTACCGATCAAATCTTTGAGCGCAAAAAATCCCGTATATTCGTAGTCGCTTGGAATTTCGTCATATTTCTGCGCTTTAATCATTCCATGTTCAAGACAGAGCTTTTCAATTTTTTCTTTTTCCTCATTTGTTTCCTGCTTTTTAACGGCAGAATACAACAGATTGTCGAAATTATTCGTTCCGATTGATTTAAGAAGTTTATTTCTTGTGTCAATGTCCTTAATCTGATTCAATCGGTCATAGTCTGCAAGCGTAGGCTGTCGGATCTGACTTTCCTTGAAAGCCTCTTCATCAAGCTCACAGAGTTTTACTCTCCGCCTTATTTTGCTTTCTGAAAAGCCTGTTTTCTCTGCAACCTCTGCGACCGTATCACCGAGGTCAAGCAACAGCTGACATCCCTTTGCTTCTTCATAGACTGTCAAATCTGACCTCTGCATATTCTCGGTGAGCATCGTTGACAGCTGTTCTTTCTCTGTCATTTCAACGACGGCGCACGGCAGTTCAGTCAATTCTGCCTGCTTAGCCGCTGCAAGCCTGCGATGCCCTATAATAACCGTGAAATCATCCCAGTTATCATTATTTGGCACTACGGTCAAATTCTGTAAGATACCGTTCGTTTTGATGGATTCTGCGAGCTCCGACACATCGCCGATAACCTTTCTTGGATTATCAGGGTGTGGATGAAGTTTGTCAGTCGGTATCATTTGTAATTTAGATTTCTTGTTCATTTTTATAATCTCCTTGATTTTCGCAAGGTTATCTGATACAATAATGTTAAACTGTATTTATACATTGCAGATAGCCTTGTGTTATTTGCCGACCGTTGATTGTAGTGCAAGCAATCAACGGTCTTTTTCTTTTGTGTTTAAAATATAATCAATCATATGCAAACACGCTTTAATATTTACAGCCGATGGATTTAATAAGCATTCACGCATATCTTTGAGTATATGCGGTATGTTGTCAATAAAATCAATTGTGTATCCTGTATTTTCGTAGTCGTAAAGTTTGCGAATACAGCCATAAAACTCGTTTGGTACATCTTTGCAGTCGTGCATTTTGCCGTAGATGTCCTTGACTTTGATTTCGCTGTCTTGATTTAAAGTTAATCTTTTCATTGGTTTGCCTCAATCGGATTGCAAACTACACCGTCAACAGTTTCTTCAAGCTCAACAACATTCTTGAGGGTGAGCTCAGCGAGAATATTCTCAACCTCGGGCGGTACGCTCAACCCCTCTGCGCTACACATTGCAAACAGCGAGTTTATGATTTTTGCTATCCTGTTTTTAACAAACTCATTGCTTGCGGTCGTTGCATCAAGTGCTGATTCTGTGTTTTTAAGACTTTTGCGTGTGTGGTCAAGCGTTAATTCGCTGAAGAACAGCTTGTCTTTCAGCGTTTTTTTTAGTCTGTATGTTTTTAAATATCATAATCGCAATGCTCCTTTACGTTATTTATTTGATTTGCGACATCTCGCATGGATGTCGATTTTATGACAGATGTAATTAAAAAAGTCATAATTCTTAGAGCGTTCGGCTCGGCGGTTGTCACATTTTGATTTGTACTCGAGGTATCTTTCACAATCTGTATGACATCTTGTCGTCCGTATCTGACAGCCGTAGCACGGCGAATTTATCATTTTTACGCCGTCCTTTCGTTGATTGTATTTCCGCTGCCGATCAATTTGTTGAGCAGTGTAGTCAGTAAGGATATATCTGCACCGCTTGCATAGGTCTTTAGCCGGTCAATCGGTATGTTGTAGCTCCAACGCCCTTTGTCGCTCTTTACGGCTGAACCGATAGGCAGGGTTTGTTTTTTTAAACCCTCATAAACATAATTGAGAGCAACTCCGAGATATTCAGCCGCCACGGTCGGCGGTACATCTCTGTACTCCTGATTTGTTTTAGGGTTGATTAGGATTTTGTCGTTCAT